ACTTTAATTAAAGCGTCATGATCCAATGGATCTAGTTTCGCTGTTTCAATTACAACTGCTGATTTTGAGTCACCTGGAATTGTTCTATAAGCAACAACAACTTTTTTGTTAGTTCCTTTTAGTCTTCCTACGTGTTTTATATCGGCCATTATTTTGCCTCCGCTGGTTTATCACCTTCTGGTGTTTTATTGGCATCTTTTTGAGACTGTTCAACAATCTTTAAAAATGCTTCTAGTTTATTATAAGTTGCACCCACCATTGCCATTTCGTTGGCTTTGAATGCTCCTCTTTGACTTGCAACATCGATAATTTGTTTAAGGACGTTTAAGTCTTGAACAGTAAGTTCTGCTCCAGCACCTGCTTGAACTTTTGGTGCCGCACCTGCTACATCTTTTCCAACTACTTGATCTTGAGTTGGAGTTGTGGCAGTTTTTGTTTGGTTTGTATCTGTCATTTTAAAATGCTCCTTTATTTTTGTATACAGAAGTATTTAATAACGTTTAATGAATGGGCAACTAAGATTGAATATTGAAAGTTCTTTTGGATTTTCGAAGCCTACCAAAATTTGGTTTGATATTTTTCCGTTTACATCTACATCTAAATGTTTACCAATATAAAATCTTCCTTTTAAATTTTCTAAAATCCATTTTTCTAAAAGTTCTTGGTTATCATTCCAATCGAAATTTAATTTTAGATATTCTAAACCTTTGGGTTTTTTGGTAAACTGTCTACAGTTGAAATAATTTAACGGGTTTATTTGATTAGTTTTTGAAAACATTATTCATAATGAACAGTAGTACCAAAAGGTGCTTCCATGTTCTTATCGTGGTGACCATTTATAACAAATACAGTATCGCAATAATCTTCTTCACCCCAACCATCCCATGTATATCCATCTGTAAACATTATGAATTTTTTAGGAACAATGTCGTTCTCTTTCATGTATTCCCAATTAGCCTGGAAATCTGTACCACCGCCACCACCAATCTTGTACGAATCTAACGACTCACCAGATGCATTGTAGTCTTGTTCATTGTGTACATCAGTGTCGAAACACCATATTTTAATATTGTAATCTTTGTATTGATCCATAATACTCTGTACTTCACCTAGGAAATCTTCTACTTGTTCGTTCATAATAGAACCTGAAGTATCAATAGCAATACAAATGTCTATTGTGTCGTCATAGTTTGTGCCTGGAAGTATTACACCAGAGTGCCAACCTTTTCTGCTAGGTCTTGCGAATGTATAATCATTTTTAATAACACTCTGTATCTGTTGTTGTAACAATTCTCTCCAGTTCATTTTAGGTTCTGTGAACTCTTTAATAATTCTTTCAATCTCTGCAGGACAATTACCAGCACCTGCCGCCTGTGCCGCCGACATCATGCTTTCTTTAATTTCATTTTTAATCTGTTCCATTTCTTCTTTTGAATATGTAGGACCTTTCTTCTTATTCTTATTGTCCTTGTCATCTTGTCCACCACCACCTGTGCTTTCGCCTTTTTCCCAATCAATGTGTTCGTCTAACAGTTTACCTAACTGTTCCATTTGCTCTTTACCTTTTTTGTAAATGTCATCATACACTGCTTCAGAAGACCAACCATCGTATTTCCAATCTTGGAATATTTGTACTGCTTTTGGTTTGTCACCAATGTTATCTCTAACAAGAGTATTGTTCACAATGTAATCACAAGCAATATTATGAAGTTGTGGATCTCTGTCTTCTCTTCTTGTCATATGATCAAATACACAATGAAGTATTTCGTGTGCTATAACGAATTCAATTTCTTTAGATGTCATCTTGCTGAAAAACTCTGTGTTAAAAAATAAGTTTCTGCCATCAGTTGCGGCAGTAGGACACCATTCATCACATTCTTTAATTTGTAACCTTGTAGCCATATTACCAAAGAAAGGATGTCTTAATAGCAATCCAACTCTAGCAACCACAATTTTATCAATAACTTCTGCTCTAAGGTGTTTTAACTCTTCTGGACTTAATTCTTTTTTTTCTATCTCTAAAGTGTCTGTGTTCATAATACTATTATACTTTCTTTTGGTAAATTAGTCAACTCTTTTTTGGTATAGGGCACCGGTAAAAAGTGCCCTATATTCAACACTATTATTTGATGCTTTGAGCGGCAGTAATATATTTGCCGTATTTTTCGTGGAATTCATCAAAACATTTGACTGCATCAGGATCAATCGGTAATTGATACTGAGTTAATGCCATCTTGATACCCATAACAACAAGTTCTGTATCGAAGTTGTCCATCATAAATCTAAGAAACTTATTAACTTTTTCGTTAAACTTCTTATCTTTCTTGTCATTTGCTTCTTTGAGTTCATAACATAATGAAACCGTAAGGGAGTACATTGCTGATATTTCTTTCGATTTCAGTTCTGTTATTTTACCTTCAAGTATTTCTGAAGGATTAGGCAACTGTGAAGCCACCTTTCTATGAGCCATGAACTTAACTGCAAGTCCTTCGCCCACTGCACCACTGACCAAATCGGTCACAGTGTTTTCATCTAAATCATCTGAAAGCAATTCGCTCACAAATGACCAAGATCTCGGAGTAGCAAATGACCTACTTGGAGACTTTGGATCAAAGTCATATAAGTCTTTTTTGCTAAAAGTTAGATATCCAACAACGTCTTTGTTCACATTGTTAGCCACTGACCATTCAAACCAGTCTTCAAACTCTGGTTTCATTTCTAAGTGGATAAATCTGTTTGCCAACGGAGCAGGCATTCTATATACAACACCTTTGTCTGCCTCTCTGTTACCAGCCGCTACAATCAATACATTGTCAGGCAATTCATATTGCCCTACTCTTCTGTTCAATATAAGTTGGTATGCCGCCGCCTGTACTGAAGGTGCCGCAGAATTCATCTCATCCAAAAACAATATCATATTTTTGTGCTTTTTAGCCAACGCCTGTGTAGGCAGTTCTGAAGGACTTGCCCACGTCATATTGTTTTCTTTTGAATTGTAATAAGGAATACCTTTAATATCTGTAGGCTCCCATAAACTCAATCTAATATCAATTACTTTGGCATTGATATCTTTACCAATTTGGTGAATAATATCTGATTTACCAATACCAGGGCCGCCCCATAAAAATATTGGTCTTTTAATTTTTAATGCGTGTAATATACTTGCCTTTGCTTTATTAGGCGAAAGTTGTCTAGTTGTAAGACCAGCATCTTGTGTTTTACTTTGTTTTACCATTTTGTACTCCTCGTTAAATTGTTGTTATGTATTAATAATATATTCTTGTACCAAAAAAGTCAACCAGAAAGATTGGGCAAAAAAGTCAATGATTATGCGGGTCATTTGCCCTGTGGATAATTATTCTGTGGTTTCTAGTCTAGAAAGTGCTTTATTAAGTCCATATTTTCGTATATCACCAGAAAACAGCATCAATTCCATTGCTTTCTTTTCATTGGTCACAATCACACCATCATCTGCTAGGTAGTATGGACAGTCAATATATTTGTCTAAGAATATGATGGTTTGGGTGGTAAGGTTGAAATCAACTGGGAAAGCCACATCATAAGTTTGAAGTTGTAGTTTTTCTTTAATGAATGTTAATCCATCATCGGTTAGACGTAAACCACCTGTGCCTTTGTCCCTTGTGTTTTTCCACCACATAGGCATATATTCTTTTAAGGTGTTTTCGCTGATACCTATTTCAGCCTGCTTTAGGAATATTTTAGTGTAGGTTTCTTTCCAGTTCATTGTTCACTGACAGTTTCACCCTGGGTCAATTTGACCACTGTGAAGTCTTCAGTGTTGAACATGGTGTTCATCTTTTTGGCTAGATTGAATGCGTGTCCAGGATTTGAAAACGATACTTTCTTGTATTTAGGACCCGGGTAGTTATTCAGCACATTTGCCGATTTTAAATTGAATGGTTTGTTTTTGTAAAACACTGCCCAGATGCCTTCAGCCGCCAGGACTTGTTCGCTCTTATAAGATTTGCGATCTGTGTGTTCTAGTAAAATAGTCGGTTTAGGTCTACTCATATTATATGAGTATTTATCTATATTTGAAAGTATTATAAGTTACCGCCGTCTACTTTAACTTCTATTGCTTCTGCTTCTGTGCTTGTTTTTTGCGTCATTAGACCCTCGTAATCACCCGCTAGACGGGCCAACACTGTGGCTAGGCTATATGTGACTTGCTTGGCTGTATTGATGTCTAAACGCACTTCTTTTTGGTTACTGAGATCAGCACCTTTAACTTGCTGAATGAATTGTTGTAGACTTGCTGTATTAATAGGTTCTTTTGTTGGCATTGCTTAACTCCGTTTTCATTTCTAATGATGTTCTAAATGGGCCTTTAAAAGGATAACTGTCTAAAGTTAATAGTTTAGGACAATAACTTCTTACCCAACCTTTTTCAAATTGGATAATGTAATATCCAGCACAATATAAACTTTTTGATTTTTTGCTTTTGTTAAACAAAGGTAATTTACGTTTTACATCAAACACCATATTGAATGGTTTAAATTTTGAAGGATAATCGTAAACAGAATTGTCTTCATTTTCTTTTTCTTCTTTTGGAGCACTAATTGATGAACCCCACATCCATTCTCCATTAAAATTCATTTGAAGTTGTTGTTGAGTGTCGAATATTCTTGTGCCGTCTGAACAACTAAACATATATCTTCTGTCTTCCTGTCTACATATTGTTCCTACTTTTTCACCATTAGATTCTAATATCCAGAATCTATTTTCTAGTATTGGCTTGGCATAAAATTTAATCGTCATGCTATTGCCTCCTCTTTTATTTTATATTTTGCGTTTAATGGATCAGCATATGTTTGAGGATATTCTGCTATCTTCTGCATATCCCATTTAGCACAAAATTTTATTAGTTTTAATCCTACCTGTTCAATTGATTTGCCTTTAACACTATTAATTGTTTCTTTTATACATTGTTTAATATCCTCAGGTTGTGCTGTCAAATCACATAGAGTTACATTTCTTTGATAATCATCCATCACTCTGTGTTCATCACCATTGTGGTCAACCCAACGTTGAAGCATCATATTATTCCAGTTGTATCCTTTTGAAGTTCTATCTTCAAATGCTTCTTGTAAGCCAACTTTCTTTTTTGTGCCTTTTGTACGCACACCTGGATATGCGGAAAATACATTATCAGCAGTATCGCCTCTCATACATTTTTCAAATAGTAACCATTGTGGATTTGGAGCAGGTCTCTCTTCTTTAGTTTTCTTGTCTATTACTCTGTTACCTTTGTTGTCAAAATATCCTTCATGTGTAATTGTGGTTTCTGTAATACCGTTATACTGACACACATTAGGAGCAATCAATTGAGCAAAGTCTCCATCTGTGCTTATTATAAAATGATTATCATTAGGATGTGCTTGGACCCAACCTGCAATTAAATCATCTGCTTCTAGTCTAGGATGTTGTAAAGTTGTACAATTTGTTTTTGTTTCAATGAACTCTTTGAAGTTGTCAAATGTTTCCCAAAACACTTCGTCCTCTTCAACCTCTTTTTCCGTTCTAGCATCTCTGGCATTTTTTCTGTTTCTTTTGTAAGGTTCATAAAAGTCTTTACGCCAACTTCTACCTTCTAAACAGAATACAACGTGATCTCCTTTGAAATCCTGCCATACTTTACGGATACTGTTTAATGTAATATGTAGAGCCATTCCTATCTTAGAATCCAAATCACTCTGTATTGCGTGTTTGGCTCTAAAAAAT